AATGTCACCATCTTCTATTAAACCCTTTATCATCTTGTTGTAGGCACTTTTTATGACTGAATGCACTTTTATAGGTGTTGAGTCATACTTCCTCGCTAACTCTTCATAAGTTAAGGGACGGTTTTGCTTTCTCATTTTGAGATTCCTTTTTATCTGGAAACTGTTTATCCATCCAATCGGTTTCGCCAGAGGCTTTTTTGTCGTTTTTGTCGTTTTTAATAGTTGTTGGGTTTATGTTAGAGTTAGTATTGCGACTATTCAGAATGCCAATACGTCTTGTAGCGGCTTTTCTTCTAGCTTCGGTTCTTTCTTCTTCGTCAGACGTTATTCTCATGTGATTATAGTCGGCGTCCAACATGAACTGATCACCATTTCTACTATAACGACTCTTGGCTACATTCCAACGCATCTTACTTTCAGCGTTCATGTCATCATCTCTCGTCACCATTATCATGATGTCAGCAGTCATAGGAATGCCAATAGAATCTGCAGTGTTTTCCATACCAATATGGCTAGAATTCAACCCGTCTCTATTTACTTGAACTGCAGAAAACATTGTAATATCTAAAATACTTGCAACTGTTCGCAATTCTTCTGCAACAGATTTTAATTTACCGTATGTATTATCAGAAAAACCTTTGCCATTAGGTGCCATAAGTCCAATATAATCCACCGCTATAAAATCAGGCTTAAAACCATTCTTTTTAAGATTCAATTCTCTAATAAATGTCAGAATTTGATTAGAATTTAGACAATTTGGGGCGTATTCTTTAATAATGAACCTACCATAAGGCGTCCCATTCTTCTCAGCTTCCTCTTTTTCTTTATTGATAATCTGAAAAAGTAAATCTGGATCATTGTTAAGTTCACCCATCTCAATATCGGAAAGATTAGCATCAACTCTATTAGCTAATAAATCTTGATAGATTTCAAGCGTTATATAAACACCATTCAATCCCTGTTTTAGTAATTTAAACGCAATGTCACCCATTATAAGCGTCTTACCAACATTAGTACCAGCACCAAATATAACTAAAGATTTTTTATGCCAACCACCACCGATACGCTTATCAAGTTCTCTTAAACCAGTTGGGATAATATTTACACCAGTCTTCATACGCTCAATACGAGCAGCCAAATCTTCAAAATAATCTAAACCCAAATTGTCATCAAAAGAGATATTAGAAGCCTCATTTACCAATTTAACAGCTTCTTGCATTTTTCCTTGGCTTATTAAACCAACGCTTTCCATCAATGCTTGCTGCATACTGTTAAATTTGATGAAACTTATAGTTTCCTCTACTAAAAAATCGTAAAACTTCTCAGTGTCTACGAAAACAGCCAAACAGTTCTGTACCAACTCTTCCGCACTATCTATCTTAGCTTGATCATTATTAAAAAGCTTAGGAAGTAAATTATCAAGAAGAATCTCTGGACTTGGCGACTTTCTATATTTGAAATAAAAAGACCGAATCATCTTAACTATTGGTTGAGCCTCAATAGAAAAATGATCCGGTTTAATAATGTCAATAAACTTTACGGTGTAATCCTGTAAAGTTAATAATCCCTTTATAATGTATAATTCAACGTTGTCATCTAAAAAACTAGCCATGCTATGATACCCTTCTTATTCTATTTTACAGCCCTAACTTTATACGTCAAAAAGTATTATGATTCTTCACCATCAGAGTCAGAAGATGTTTCACTATCGTCGGTATCGTCTACATCATCCGATATTTCATCGACATCAGTATAAGATATGAATTTATACTTATTTTCAACGTGTTCATTTAATTGGTCTAAAATTGGCTTCCAAACTTCAGCTTTGTACAATTCTTTCTTTCTAATTTTTTTACCATCAGGAAGTGTATACCAACCTTGAGATTCCACTTTTATTAAGCCAAACTCTAATGCATCACCAAGCATTCCATACCAGCGATTGACACCTTTTTCAAATGAAACGTAAATTTCACCTTTAGCGCCTTGAGGAATAAAACGATTCTTCTCAGTATTCGCTTTAAGTATGACACCTTTAACTTGCTTTTCTTTCTTTTTGGTGTCTAAATTTTCACCTTCTTCTTTTTCAATTGACTTCTTTAAGAATAAAATGGCAGATGTTGCGTAAATAAACCCCTCACCACCACCCATTTTTATTGTTGGAGCCGCTTGTGGGTTAGAAGCTGCCTGCTCGTAGGTATGATTGGTTACTATCATTATTGATTTCGTTCTTGCGACTTCGTGAGTTAAAACTTTAGCAAGAGTTCTCAATTGTTTGGCTCTCAATCCCATATCCATTGCTGTATTATTGTTTTCAATTTGATCATTAAATTCTTTCTCTGTTAATAACCCACCTAGTGAGTCTACCATGAAGAATAATTTAGCTTCTGGATCCAATGCCGTGAACTCGCGCATCATTTGGGTAGCTTTAAACTTAAGCTCATTAATAGTGTTTATAGGGACATGAATAACTTCCGACACGTCTACACCAATTCTTGTTAAAAAGTCATTATCAATGGCATTTTCTGAGTCAAATACGACGCATGTATAACCAGCTTTCTGCGCCTCACGGAGGCAGTTACCACAAATGAACGACTTACCGACACCAGAGGAACCCGCTAAAGCTACAATTCTACCTCTTGGTAGTCCTTTCTTGTATGAACCTGAAATGATTCTATTGAGAGCAAATGAACCAGTTGAAATCCATTCGCTAATGTTCGACAACTTACTCTGGTCCAAAGTAGCAGCCATTTCAAAGTCTTTTATCTTAGTTTTACTTAAAAAAAGCTTGGATAAACTTTGAGTTTTAGCACTTTTTGCCACAGGTTTGCTTTCTTTCTCTACATCTGACAATGGTTTTCTACCCATATTATTCTCCCGTTTTGTTACGTCCTTCCATTATACCATCTACGGTTTTAAGTGTAAACATTTATCTTATATGGCTTTATAGTTTATTATGGGTTTAAAAATTGATAAATATGAGCTAAAAGGATTACCCATGGACCATATTAGAAAGATAATTAAAGAGAATATCACCATTAAAGAAAGAACTGTTGATATACCAACAGATAAAGCGCCAAATGATATTATCCCAGGTGATGTTGTTAAATTCTTAGCACCTGAAACATTTACACCAAAGTCAAAACAAGAAAAAAAGCCAGATGAAGTCACAAACAAAGCGACTGAACCTGAACCTTTAGATACAAACAAAGCGACTGAACCTGAACCTTTAGATTTACCTGACATGAATAATAAACCTAAAGCCAACGAATCTATTATGTCAGAGAAGAAGAAGAAGAAGAAGAAGTATATGGATCCAGAAAAATCAAAATTAGGTATAGTTTTAAAAATAAATAGAAAAACCAATATAGCTATTGTTGGGATATTAGAACCACAGGGTAGAAACGCCACTAACGACAAAACAAGATGGCAACTCACCAACGAAAAAACGGAAATACCTTTAGGTGATTTAGAAGTCATTAAAAAGAAAGATACGATATCTAAAAAGATACTAAGAACAGCATCAAACTTGGCTAAAGGTGCAGTATTCGGTTTAGCCGGTGCTTACGCTCGAGGATCAGCACAAGCCGACAAATATATGGACAAATAACTGACTACTACCACTCAAACAAACTAGACACGTTGGCATTTTCAAAGTTAGGTAATTGCCAATTTAATAATGCGTAGAATCTTTGAACTGGACCCAAAAAAGTCTTTTCAAACTGCGCAGTATAATCAATAGCATCGTTAAGTCCCAATTCCACTGGCCATTTATCTTTAAACCCTAAAACATTATGATGCCATGTCGTATTTGGTTTCATATAAACGAATTTCATTTTATCTGCTTCATAAATCAAATCATAAACAGTTCTGAGTTTAGGATTAGATTCTATAACTTCATTAAAAATGAGTGATGACCTAACATGAATTGGAATAGACGAAAAATTAACTTTTCCACTCTTAACTTTTTCACTATAGTCATTTATACCATTTACTGTCTTAGGGAAAGCTATCTTTTCAGGATCAGCTTTCATAAATATATCCCTAAATTCACGAATTTGATTTTCTGTATGAATAGAGTCCATCTTTTTCAATATATCAAAAACTATATTTTTTAAATACTTTTGAACTATTAACGGGGTATTAGAGCGAACCATCTCGACACCAGTTGATTTGAGTTTATTCATCTCAACGCCTTCAGAGTTTAATACCCAATACACATATCTCTTTCGTTCAAGAAAAATAGCTCGTGCCGCAATAGCTTCTCTTTTAAATGATATTATATTATCTTGACAGTTTAAAGACTTAGTAAATCGCACCATTAACATATCAATAAAAGATGAAACTAGATTTTGAACAGACTTACATTCAGCTTCTATTTTTTTACGTTCAGCATATGACATTCCACCAACTTGCTTTTTCTCAACTTCAGTACCGAAAACTTCTAAGTTATTATACTCTTTACCAAACATAATATAGTTCTTTACGTGTTCGGCTGATTTATTTCTATAGTCATACCCAATAGCGTCAAAAAGTTTACCATATGACAAATACACAGAGTCAGTATCACAGTATATTACCATATTTTCAACATTTTTGGCATTATACCTTTTACCCATTTTTGTATCTTCCCATTTAGAGAAGTAATTTTCGGTAGTGTTACCACATTCTTTAATGATACTCTGACCTGTTATAGTAACAGCAACAGCGTTATCATAATCATAGAATCTTGAGTGAACTGTTCCCAAATAACCGTAAACTGAGTTAATAAGAATTTTATAATTCAATTGAAGTAAATGATAGTATTTTGCATTAGCATCGTCAGCAGCCGATTCAGCTTTTAACATGAGGTCTTTATATTTTTTACGCTCATCGAACCACGTTCTAACGAATCTAGGAATAACACCGACACTTTTTTGAGAATACACCACACCATTAGTCGCTAAACAATAGTTATTGTCTTTAATTCTAGCTGCCGCTGTCGTTACATCAATATCCTCACTATTCCATTTAAAAGAAAGGTTAAGATACTCTTTACCGTTCATGCACTTCATAACATTATCAACATAAATACCATTTATTATAGAATGAAATCCACCATCTTCATTAATTGATTTCACTTGAACACGGTTGACATAATCAACAAAATCTTTTAATGAGTATTTCTTATTTTTATATTCTATTTCTTGTTCCGTAAATTTACCACCATTACAAGCAGTGACAATATTAACTATAGTATCTTTATTAAATACAGAAACTTTGGTTTCTGGTGATATATTCCAACCCATCATGATAGATGGGTACAACGAAGTGGCATCAAAAGACACAACCCAATCATGGACACCACGAACAGGATCTTTAACGTAACCACCAGGATATGTACCATCTAATAAATCACGATTTACATCAGGTAACACAACTTTTTCAGCCGTTAATTCTGATATAAAAGCGCCATCTAAAATCTTAGTAGTTTTTTGATAGAGGTCAAACGGAATGCGACACCCGTAACAGAAGTTTATCAACATTTTAATGTAACCAAGTTTATCTTCTAGTAATCGGAGAAGTCTGGTGTCTTGAATGTTATATTCAGCATAACCTTGCCAATCGTTCTTATAGAAGTCAGCAATGGAGCCTTGATATTCATTCTTAGTGAACTCTTCACCCAATTCTAATTTGGTTATATATCCTAATTTATAGTTATCTCTTCCTGAGAAAGTATAGTTTTTATATACCTCTAACATATCTAAAAGGGAAATACCAGCAATTTCGTAACGTTTTTCCATTTTGGTTTTAGTTACATGGAACTCACGCTCTTTTATGATGCCAAGTGGACTAAGTCTTTTAGCCCATTTCATACCTAATACTTTTTTTATTCTATTAATGATATAAGGAATATCAAAAGCATTACTAAACCAACCAGAAATGATGTCTGGAGCATCATTATAGACAAACTTAACAAAAGCCATCAATAAATTTTTCTCTATTGGATGTACTATTTTTACAAATTCCTCTTTATATTCCTCTTCTAACTTAGAAACATCAAAATCTTTCTCAGTAAAAATAAAAAACTTATTATGTTTAGTAGACCAAATAGTAATAATAACAATAGGAAAATCAGCATCCTCTGGTTTAGGAAATCCCTCTTCTGAATGAACTTCGATGTCAATGTAATGTATGTTTAATTTTGGAACGGTTAACTTTTTACCCAAATACTCATTAACAATATGCTTAGTTTCTATCGGAATGTCCGATTCAAACAACTCCATACCCATTGATTTGTAATTTTCTATACGTTCTTTATATTCAGCAAAAGTTGCACAATCAACACGCTTGGCGTTGTCACCAAATATCGTTTTATAATCACCATCTACGCTTTTAACATAAAAATATAATGGAGCGTCAGATACTTTGTGTTGCTTTTCACCAGCGTCGTCATATTCCCATGAATGTATTTGTGATTTACTTCTGGCAAAATAGACGCTACTGTACATACGATTTCCTCTTATTTTTCTTAATTTGTTATTATAGTGCCACTATTTAGCATGACAATAAAAAACCCCCTCTTTTTGAGGGGGTTAAATAATGGCTACTAATTTATTAAAAAATTAACCGTTTGCGTCGTCTAAATCAAAATCATCATCACTTACTTTAGGTTCAGGTGATGATTGAGCCGAGGACATAGCACTACCAACAGCGGATGCTTGATTTGCCGCTTTATCTTTCTGAGCAAAAGAAATTCGGAGTTGTTCTTCCGAAATGTCTAAAGCTTTCAATAAAGCATTTAATAACTGCTTCTTGTCACCAAGTGTGGAAGCTACAGCAGCAGTAAAATCAGTTGGTTCCATTTGCCAAGATTTATTTCCACCTATTTCTCTATATCTAATGCCAGATAAATCTGTAACTATTTCATCATTATCAAAAATAGTAAATTCCATTTTAAATAATTTTTTTGGTTTTGGTTCTGGAGGTAATCCGTCTTCATTTTTGTCTTTTCTAGGTCTGCCCATGGTTATCCCTTTCATTGGATGATGTTATTATTATATTACTATTATCTAAATGTCAATTTGTCTTAAATTTTGAATCTGGCAAAGGAAGAGGTCGCATCGCTTCAACTTGTTTTGCTATTTTAGCTATTTCCTCTAAAGCTAATTTATGTGAAGCGTCTTGCTTTTGAATATACTGACCTTGATTATTAAGAATGTTATTAATTTCACTAACCCACTCTTTAATCTTATCGAAAGAGCCATTTATTTCCCCAACCAATTTTCTAGCTTCCCCTAAAGTTATCGGTCTAGATAAGTCATCCTTGCTTCTATCTATACCTTGAGCGGATTCATTTTTTAGTAATCCCTCAACTGAAGATTTGGCTTCATCTTCTAATCGCTTACGGACGATGTCATTGACATTAACTGGTTCTTTTACATCTTCTTCGCTCATCATAACTCCATTATTTGTATATGTTTAGGTAGGAAGCGATGTTCTTATCATCTTCTAACCATCTATCATCTAACTCTGTTCTAGCAGCCGATAAAACCGAACTGCGATACGTTTCATTCTCAATTACTTTCTTTATAGCATTATACCAATCATCAACTTTATTTTCAACTGCGCAAATGCCAGGAACTAAATCATATGGACCCATGCCTTGTCCAATACTTGAATAAACACCAGGAAGTCCTATAGCAGTGTACTCTAAAAGCTTTAAATCACTCTTGGCATAATTGAAAGTGTTATCGATGATAGGACAAATACCTAAATCTGCATTTATACTATCTATAGCATGTGGATACGAGTAGAAATCCGACCATTCATGGAATTCAAATTGTCCGTTTAATTCTGGCGGCATAACACCTAAAAACACCCATTCAAATTCATTCTTCGTCTTTCTAATAAGTGGAACTAAAAACTCCAAATCGCCATTTTTTCCAACGTGAGAAGAAGAACCAGCCCAAAGAATTCTTGGCTTAGTACCTTTGTTTCTCTTATCTCTCACACCTTTATCACCCCATAAAAAACGAGGTAGATAGTTTG